GTAATTAACGGTAACGTTGTTAGTGTTGCCATAACAAATCCAGGATCTGGATATACATCATCCAATCCTCCACAAGTAATTTTTGATGAACCATTATCATATTCAAATCTCAATCTTATACACACCCCGTCTAATAGTGGAATTGGTTCTCAAGCAAAGATCGATGTTGTAGTTGGTCAGGGATCTAGTGTAATTGATTTTACAATTACCAATTATGGATATTCTTATAGAGAAGGTGATATACTAACAATAGAATCGGGTGGATTGAGTGGAATACCAACAGATACTTCAAAACCATTTGATCCGTTTTTAATTACAGTTGAAAGAATTTATACAGATGACTTTAGTGGATGGTCTATCGGCGAACTTCAAAAATTAGATGACATTGACTCTCTTTTTGATGGTTTTAGAAAAACTTTTCCAATTAGTGATAATTCTAATAGATTTGCTATAGTTACAAAAGATGGGTCAAACATAGATTTGAAGTCAGTTCTACTTATTTTTATTAATGATGTTCTACAAGAACCAGATTTTGCATATACTTTTGAAGGAGGAAGTTTAATCACGTTTACTGAAGCACCAAAAAGTGGTGATAAGTGTAGAATTTTATTCTATAAGGGAACACCAAATATTGATGTTATTGATATTGATATTTTAGAAACTGTTAAAGTCGGAGATACTTTGAAAATAATTGGAGATAAGTATGAATTAATAGAAAATAATAGACTTGTTACAGACATTGTTCTTCCAGATACAGTAGAAACAAATCCATATAATTCTGTTGGAATTACTTCGAATCTTGAATTTTTAAGACCAGTAAAATGGTGCAAACAAAGAAATGATACAGTTATCGGTGGTTTGGAAGTCAATAAAGATAGAATAAGATATGAACTCAATGTTTTTCCTTCAAGCAATTTAATTCAATCGGTTAGTGTAGGATCAACTCAAATTTTTGTAGATTCTGTTAAAACTATATTTGACCCAAAGAATGAAAATGCCAATCAAAATATTATTAATAAAATTGAAATAATAGATAATTCTTCTTTATCTGTTGCTATAGCAACTGCAGTGGTTTCTATTGCAGGAACCATACAATCAATTAATATAATTGATGGTGGAGTTGGATATACGACAAATCCTTCGGTTTCCATTCAAAGTCCTATTGGAATTGGATCTACTGGAAAAGCATCTTTACAGTCTTCTGTCACTGCAGGTGTTGTTACTTCGATTGGCATTTCTTCTATTGGTTATGGATATACATTTACTAATCCACCAATAATTCTTATAGAACCTCCAAGTTTAAATAGAGAATATATTGAAGATGTTTCTTATTTTGGTGATTTTGGAATAATTAGTGGAATTAACACATCTAGTGTTGGATCGGCAGCGACTGCATTAATATTTGATTTATACATACCTCAAGATTCTTATTTGAGAGATTCTTCAATAACAGATCCAGTTATTACTGAGAGTGAGATACAACAAGGATATTATTTAAAAGTATCAAATTCTAGTGTTGGTAATGGCGTAACTTCATTGAGAAGTGATGGATCTGTAATTGGAATCGGCACTACTGGAATAGATAATATATACCAAGTTATTTCGGTATCAACTGGCACTACTGATGTTTATGGTGTCGGTAGTGCTAGTGTCGCCAAAGTAACTGTAAGTGTTTCTGGATATAATGGATTATCTGGGATTGGTTATAGTTCTTATTATGGAGATTATACTTGGGGAGTTATTAATGTTCCAAATACCATAAATTCTTTCTCTGTTGATAGTAATTATGGCGTTGTTGGACTTAATAGTACGCCAACAATAAGAAGATATAATAAACTGAGAATTCAAAATTATAATGATGTATAAAGTCTAATAAATAGAAAAAAAACATAAATCAATGTCTGCGATTATAACAGATCAATTTAGAATACTAAGTGCGGAGAATTTTCTATCTTCTGTAGGATCTACTTCAAATGGTTATTATTCTTTTGTTGGACTAACAAATTCAACTGATTATAAAACAGATTGGGAGAATAATCCTTTAAGTCCAATAGATTCATTTGATAACTATAATGATGTTTGGGATACTATAATTGGACTCAAAAAAATAAATTCTGATGATGTTAGACAAGTAGTTAGAAGAATAAATTGGCAATCCGGAACTACTTATGATATGTATCGTCATGATATAAGTAGAAATAATCTATCAAAACCATCAAATAAGACAAGTTTATATGAATCCAATTTCTATGTAATGAATAGTGATTATAGAGTCTATATTTGTCTTCACAATGGAACTGATCCAGAAAATCCAAACGGAAGGCCTTCTTTAGATGAACCCACTTTCACAGATTTGGAACCAAAAGCAGCAGGTGTAAGTGGAGATGGATACATTTGGAAATATTTGTATACAATAAAACCAAGTGATATTATAAAATTTGAATCTCTTGATTATATGCCGACTCCAAAAGATTGGATAACAAGTACTGAAAATTCTTCTATAAGAGATAATGCAAATCCAGAAGTTAGTGGACAAATTAAAATAATTACTATCACTAGTAGAGGTAATGGATTATCAAATTCATTAGTAACATATACTAATGTCCCAATCATTGGAGATGGTTCTGGGGCAGAAGCTACTATTATTATTGGAAATGATGGAACGGTAGAATCAATAAATGTTACAAAAGGTGGACAAAATTATACTTATGGTATTGTAGATTTAAATAGTGCAGGGATATCTGGAACTACTTTACCAACTTTTGATGTAATTATTCCGCCTCCAGGTGGACATGGAAAAAATGTATACACAGAACTTGGAGCAAAGAGTGTTCTGATTTATTCAAGAATAGAAAATGATAATCTAAATCCAGATTTTATTACAGGAAATAAAATTGCAAGGATTGGAATAATTAAAAATCCAACATCTTTTAATTCTTCTACGATTTTAACTGAGTCAAAAGTAAGCAACACTTATGCAATTAAATTGGGGGGGGAATTTAGTTCTGCAATATTCCCAGCAAACTCTAGAATCACACAATCAATATCAGGAGTAGGAACCGCAGTTGGTAGAGTAGTATCTTATGATAATAGAACGGGAGTTTTAAAATATTGGCAAGATAGAAGTAATGTTGGATTCCAAACAGGAACTAGTTCTTTGAATTTTACTCCAGAATTTGGATATAATTTATTATCATTTTCTTCTTCTGGAGGAACTATAAACGGTAGCATAAATAATTTACCGATAGATACAAGTTTTAGTGGTGTTACTACCTCAATAAACATGATAACATATAATCTTGGGCAAAATTTTATCAATGGAATATCAAATCCCGAAGTTAAAAAGTATTCGGGAGAAATGATTTATATTGATAATAGACCTTCTATTACTAGGTCTCTAAATCAAAAAGAAGATATTAAAGTCATTTTGCAATTCTAATTAAAAATCATGCCACAGGAAACTAACCTTAACGTATCCCCATATTTTGATGATTTTGATCCTAGTAAAGGATATCATAAAGTTCTTTTTAAACCAGGATACCCAGTTCAAGCTAGAGAACTCACTACTTTACAGTCAATACTACAAAATCAAATTGAACAATTTGGCAATCATATTTTCAAAGAAGGGTCTGTAGTTATACCAGGAAACATTGTCTATAAAAATGACTTAAACAGTGTAATTTTAGAAGATAATTATCAAGGTCTCCCTTCTTACTTTTACCTTGATAGTCTATTGGGATCTAGAATAAGAGGTCAGAGGAGTGGTGTAACTGCAACGATTGAAAATTATATTAGATCTGGCAACGGGGTTAATAGAACGACTTTATTTGTAAAATATTTAACTTCGGATTCAGAAACTAATTCACAGAGAACATTTGTAGATGGAGAAAATTTATTATTAGACCAGGACGTTGAAGTAATAGACCCAAATACAATAGATGATGAAGACCCTTCAGAAATTTTGATTGAAAATGGAGAAGGATTTGCAACTGTAGTTTCTCAAGATGCAACTTCTTTGGGATCTGCTGTTTATCTTGAAGAGGGAATTTACTTTCTTAGAGGTTATTTTGTAAATGTTCCTACAAGTATTTTATATTTAGATCCATATTCGAATATTCCTAGTGCCAAAGTAGGCCTTAGAATATTTGAAGATATTAAAACTGCAGTTGATGATGACACTTTATATGATAATGCACAAGGATTTTCAAATTATTCTGCGCCAGGTGCTGATAGATTCTCTATTTTTGTAAAATTAGATCAAATACCATTAGATTCCAACGATACTGAAAATTTCGTTCAATTGCTGGAAATTAATGCAGGACAACTTATTAGCCAAACTAGCAATTCTCAATATAATACATTAGCAGAAGAATTTGCAAGAAGAACGTTTAACGAATCTGGCAATTATTATGTAGATCCACCAATTGTTAGAGTTAATGAAAGTTTAAATGATTTTAAGGGAAATAATGGATTATTTGAAGAAAATCAATTAACTTATGAAGATAATATTCCCGATGAAAGTATTGGTACATATAGTATATCTCCACTTAAGGCATATGTTAGTGGATTTGAAATCGAAACTATCAGCCCTACGTTCTTAGATTTTGAAAAACCAAGAGATACAAAGACTTTAACAGATCAAAGTATAAATTATTTTACTGGCCCAACTTTAACTTTAAATAGAGTATATGGATCTCCTCTTGTTAGTATTGCCACTACTTATTATGTAAGTCTTAGGGATAGTAGAGTAGGAGAATCTTCAACATCTGCTTCCGGAAATGAAATTGGATTAGCTAGGGTTTATGATTTTGCTTTAGAATCTGGATCATATACAACATCAAATCCAGATGAAAATCAGTGGGATATCTCACTTTATGACATCCAAACATATACAACATTAACCTTAAATGAGCCAATAACACTACAAACACCAACTCATATTAAAGGAAAAGAAAGTGGTGCAATCGGATATTTGAGATATGATGTTTCTTCGGGAGTTGCAATTACTGTCTATACAACAGATGGAAATTTTTCTCTTGGAGAAAAACTTATTTTTGATGGAATAGAAAATACAAGGGTAACTAAGTCAGTAAAATCATATGGAATAAATGATGTAAAGTCTTTATATGGTATTGTTGGAAGTGCATACACTTTCACTGCAGATACATTACAAACTCCAGCAATTTCAATAGGTCAAGTAAAAATATCAGAAGGATCTTCTGGAATTAGTACGGTTACAACATCAAATACTTTTTTTGTTGGTTCTGTTGATGTTGGGAATTTAGTTGCATTTTCAAATCCAGGTTTTTCCACAAATACTTTTGCCAAAGTTCTATCAGTATCAGACAGATCTTTAACAATAAGTGGAGTAACTACTGTTACTGGTATATGTGATGGTTCTTTACCATTATCTGATATAACACCATCAGACTTTAGAGTAGTTTCAACATCTTTACAGGTATCTGAAGATAACTCTTTATATACAGTTCTACCAAAATCATATATTTCAAGCGTAGATTTAACCAATTCAAATTTGACGATTAGAAAACAGTTTGATGTGACAATAACATCAAACTCTACTGGAATAATAAATGCTGGCAACAATGAAACATTTTTACCATTTGATGAGGAAAGATATGTATTGGTAAGAGAGGATGGTCAAACAGAGCCTCTTAGTGCTGATAAATTTGTATTTACAAATGGATCAAGTTCTTTAACAATAAATGGACTTTCTGGAAGTGGAAGTGCAAAATTAATTGCAACTCTCAGAAAAACCAATATAAAGTCAAAGATTAAAAATAAGAATAGAATAAAAACAATTGTCATCGATAAATCCAAGTATTCATCTTCTGGAGTTGGTGCAACAACTTTAAATGATGGACTTAGTTATGGAAATTATCCATATGGAACAAGAGTACAAGATGAGGAAATTTGTCTACTTGAACCTGATGTATCAACAATATATGGAATATACGAATCTAATGATACTTCAACTCCGGATACTCCATCTTTAATATTAAATTCTTTAACAGGACCAACAGGAAAGACAGGAGATCTTCTAGTTGGAGAAGAGTTTATTGGTGAAAGAAGTAAATCTATTGGAATTTATGTAGAAAAAATTAATGACCTAAAAGTAGGATTTAGTTATCTAAATTCAAGTTCTTTTATTGAAGGAGAAACTATAAAGTTTAGAGAATCGGGAGTTACTGCCACTGTCGTATCTTTAGATAATGGGGACAATGATATCAGTTCTTCATTCTTTATTGATTCAAACCAAAAAGAAACAATTTATGATTACTCTAAGTTAATAAGAAGAAAAAATATAAAAGAACCAACAAGAAAATTAAAAGTAGTCTTTGAATCTGCAAGTTTTTCTGCATCTGATACTGGAGACATAACAACAGCAAATTCATATGAACAATTTAATTATGCTTACATAAGTAATATTTACACTACATTGAGAAACTCAGATATTTTAGATATCAGACCCAGAGTTTCTCCTATTACGCCAACAGAAAATTCAAGATCTCCATTTGAGTTCTTATCTAGGAATTTTACAGAGTCTGGAAATTCTGCATCCAATGTTTTAGCTTCAGATGAGTCTATCCTTTTATCATATTCTTTCTACCTACCAAGAATTGATAAAATTACATTGAACAAAAATGGATCTTTAGAAGTAAAAAGTGGCATTTCTGCAGAAGAACCACAACGACCTCTCATTGGCGAAGATGTTTTAGAAGTTGCCAGTGTTTATCTTCCACCATATTTAACAAATATTAATGAAGTTGATATTGATTTGAAGGAACATAAACGTTATACGATGTCGGATATTACAAAACTTGAGGATAGAATTGAAAATTTAGAATATTATACTTCACTTTCACTACTCGAAGTAAATACATCTACACTATCAGTAATTGATGAAAATGGAATAAACAGATTTAAATCCGGATTCTTTGTAGACAACTTTTCATCAAAAGATACTCAAGATAGATTGGTAGTTTATAGAAATTCTATAGATCTTACTAATTTAGAATTAAGGCCAAATCACTATACATCATCAATAGATTTGCTACTCGGCACAAATTCTTCAGTAGGAATAGGTACATCTGTAAATCCACTACAAGATGCAAAGACGGATACTAATCTAATTGGAAACGGAGTAAGAAGAACTGGTCAGCTAGTGACATTGGATTATGAAGAAGTTCCCGAAATAGTACAACCATATGCGTCAAGGTCAGTTAATGTAAATCCATATATTGAAGACTTTTATACTGGCACCATTTCACTATTCCCATCTTCCGATGTTTGGGTAGATCAGGTTAGGAATGCATCCAATACACTTTTTATTGATAGAGAAGAAATTGAACTTGAAAAACTTTTAGATTACGACCCTCAGACAGGATTTGCTGGTGGTGAATGGAATGCTGCCGAAAAAATTTGGGTAATACCAGAAAAGAGAACATCTTTTGGTGACAGGGTACTTGATACAAAGATAATACCTTATATGAGGTCTAGAAATGTAGAGTTTACTGCAAATAGGTTAAGACCGCTAACAAGGGTATATCCATTTTTTAATGGTGTTAATTTTAGTAAATTTATTATACCAAAATTAATTGAAATTAGCATGACTAGTGGAGTTTTTCAGGTTGGCGAAACTGTTGTAGGTAGTTTTGATACTTTAGATTCTCTATCTCCAAAAATAACTTTCAGGGTTGCTAAGCAAAATCACAAATATGGAGATTATACCAATCCTAAGGATATCTACACAATAAATCCATACGACCCAAATACAAATATTCCAGAAACTTATAGTTCAACATCATCTATTCTCAACGTTGATACATATAGTTTATCGAATCAACCACAAGGACAATTTAGTGGATACATTTCCGTTGGAATGAAGTTGAGGGGTCAAACAAGCCAAGCAGAAGCAGTTATTGCTAACATCAGACTAGTAACAGATAAAACTGGAACTATTTTAGGATCTTTCTTTATTCCAAATCCAAATACAAATGTTAATCCCAAATTTGAATGTGGATCTAAGGTATTCAGATTAACTAGCAGTGAGTCTAATTCTTTAGTATATGGAACATATACCACTAGTGCTGAAGAAAAGTATGTTTCTGAAGGTAAAATTAATACAGTTCAAGAAAACTTAATCGTATCAAGACCAATCAGAATAGAAGCACCAGAGGATGAACCTGCAATTCCAGGACCAGGAACTCCCCCACCTGCGCCACCTACCGCAGCACCTACACAAACTCCCGGTACAAGTGACTCAACACCAGGGACTGGTGGAACAGATAATGGTAATGAAGAAGGAACAGGACCAGGACCAGAACCACAATCAAAACCTCCAACTATTGTTTATTATAACTATGGTAAGCCCAAATTGTACGAAGGAGGTGCAAAGAGATTAAAAGAGGTAGCAAAAGCTGCAGGTCTTCCTAGAGATTTGATTAAAAAAATTGATCCTGATATGAGCGCAAAGCGAGAAAGACAGATTGCTACTCTAATTAATGATTCTTCATATGCAAAAACTAACAATTTCGAAATATCAACAGGCAATACTAAAAATGGACCCAAAACTACAGTTGGATCTGGCCAAAGGGTTTCTTTATCTGGAACAAAAATAGGAAAAGGTGCAACTAAAGCAAGAGTTAATGAACCACCTAAGGCAAGTAATAAGAATACTAAGAGTAGTGGAGATGGAGTTATTTCAAATATTAATAGATCAACCGTCGCCAGAGCTGGTGGCGTGAGCAGTGGTGGTAATACGAGTGCATCTCCACCAAGATCATCTCCACCACCAGCACCTGCTGCTCTAGCACCTGCGACTATGAGTGGTGGCGGCAGTATGGGTGGCATGGGCGGCATGATGAGTGACATCAACCTTAAGATGAATATTCAAATTATTCCAAATTCGCTAAATAGATTGTGTAAATTGAGTTCTATATTGTGAGATTTTACTTAGATAAAATTTTAAAATTAAATGGAGCATATTATGAGTGGAATGAAAAAATGACAGAAATTACTGGTGTTTCTGGAAATTCTTATGGAGTTAT